AAGCCATACCTGATCTATCTGAGATAGCTAAAGCATATTTACCTTGTGAAAAAACAGCCATTAACCAATACCTGGATAATATATTTTAGGTGATATATAAGTAGAGTTAGAAGAACCATCTTCATCTTCTGCTCTTAATAACTCATCTTCATATAACATCTTTAATGATTGTACTCTTTGAGGAGCATACTTGATTGATAAATAGTAAGCTAGACCTGAAATCATGCATGGCACAAATCTATACGGAACGTCTGTTGCATTTGTATATGCACCTACATCATCAATTCTTTTTGTATAATAGAAGTTAATAAAATTACCCGCTTGTGAGGCACCAGGAGTTAAATACAAAGTCATTGTAACTTTATCTATAAATCTTTGAACCCAATATTGTGTAGGTGTGCCGGTATCTGTTTTATTAGAAAAGCCCTGATATTGAGACCTGCTTATTTTTGTCATTGGAGTGTCAACATTTGTAGAAGCTATTCTATAATTTGCCTCTTGTATGTCTGTCATTCCATTTGGAAACTGTGTTACTGTATCTCCAGAGCTGTGAGTTGCAGCAGTGCTACCGTTTACTCCTCTAGTGCAGCCAGTTAAATTTAAACTTGAGATACCTGTGTAAGAAATTTGTTCGCTGTTTATTGTGATTGTGCCTCCAATAGTTGGCATGCCAGTGACTGATGCTACAGGGACTGTAGTTACACTTGCGTTAATACCTGCTGATAAAGTAGTGGGTATACCTTCAGATGCACCGTCAGAAGGCGATCTAAAAAAAGTGTACACAGCTTGTCCACTAACTAATTTTACATTTTGATTTTTTACTTCCCAAAAATGAAGACCTCTATTTCCCCATTCAGAAAATAAAATATTCAAGGATCTCTTAGCTGTCTTTAATTGATAGCCAGAGACTCCTTGTATACCGATACGCTCGTACGCATCTTCAATTATTTCATCAATGCTTAAGTTCTTATCAAAAACATAAGAACTAGAAGTAACGTTAGCCACCTAGACCTCCTATCCAGCTGTTAGATTTGGACCAGAGTATTTATCTGTTAATAAAGTATATGCAGCAACATTTGTTTTAGTCTTACAAAAAATTCCTTTTGGAAATAAAATTCCATCTTCAGGAAAATTAAAATTAATTACATCACCTGTTGGAACATCTGCAAGAAATAAAGTTGTTCCTGAATTTGATGTTGTTGTAAGTTCTAAAACACCTGCACCTCCACCATCAGAAGCAATAATTATACCTCTTAATCTTACTGGTGGATCTATAATTGCTGTTGCACCTGCAGCAGCATCAGATCTAGTAGCTTGTATATCATTTTTAAACGACATTTATTTCTCCTTAAAATTAATATGTGGGGCCGAAGCCCCACACTAATTAATTATTATGCGCTTACGCCTGTTCCAG